TATGTTGAAAATGGTGAGCAGAAGTTCTCCCGTTGGTGGAACGGAAGTACTAGTGCTACGGATATTAAATTTTTTGTGATTACTGATCCTGATCAGACTTATCACATTCAATGTTCAACTACTGTTTCGGCGGCTGAAATGTTAATCGTAAAGAATTATAATGTTACGGTTAGCTCTACAGCGTCTTCGGGGAATACCACAACGGGTCAGTCTAGTTATTATCTAGATGCTGCATCCGGCGCAGAAAGTGTNTTACCAGTNCGTGGTATTGGTCGGGCTAAGTTTCCTGATGAAGGAGATGGAGATGCCTATCCGATTGTCGAAGTATATCTAAATACACACCGTGACCGTTATGTAACGGCTACGGCATCCACGGCTTGATAGGAGGAATTAACTATGGCTATAAATAGAGCTAGTATTAGCAAAGAACTCCTTCCAGGTCTTAATGCGGTATTTGGAATGGAGTATGGAGAGGTCAACAATGAGCTTGATCCTCTTTATGAAATAGAAAACTCAGATCGTGCTTTTGAAGAAGAAGTACTTTTCACCAGTTTTGGTTCCGCCCCAACAAAAGGTGAAGGTGCTGCTGTTTCTTATGACGATGCCCAGGAAAGCTATACAGCCCGTTATACGGCTGAAACTATAGCTCTGGCCTTTGCAGTTACTGAAGAAGCGATGGAAGACAATCTTTATGATACGTTTGCCAAGCTTCGTGCTAAAGGTCTTGCCAGGGCAATGGCAAATACGAAACAAGTGAAAGCTGCAAACACATTCAACAATGGTTTCTCTGATACTATTGGTGATGGTGTAGCCTTCTTTGCCAGTACGCATCCAACTGTAGGTAACGGTAATCAGTCCAACTTAATTGCTGCGTCTGATCTATCAGAATCTACTCTTGAAACCGCTCTTACCAACGTCCAGAAGATCAAAGATGATCGTGGTATTCTGGTTGGTGCGAGTGCAGTTTCCTTGCATATCCCAGTTGATTCTTGGGCAATTGCAGATAGGATTTTATCCAGTCCTGGTAACACCCAAGCTAGTGGTGGTCAGGCTGCGAATCCTAACATTAATGCAATCAATGCTACTCGACATCTGGGTATGTTACCTGAAGGTTATCATATTAATCGTAGATTTACGGATACGACTTCTTGGTTTATGAAGACAGACGTTCCGAATGGCACCAAAATGTTTGTGCGTACTCCGCTACAAACTAAAATGGAGCCGGATTTCGATACTGGTAACTTGCGCTTCAAGGCAAGAGAGCGTTACAGCTTTGGTGTCTCTGATTGGCGTGGTTTCTTTGGAAGCCAAGGTTCGTAGAACTAACTGTGGGGGAGTGGCTATGGTCACTTCCCTGCTATTATAAGGAGAAGATATGACTACAAATGTTAAGGTAGCACAAAACGTAAGTAGTGATGGAGCAATCATAACAGGTTTTCGTTATGTTGATACTAATACCAGTTTAGGAGATGAAGGGACAGGTTCTAGTCCTACTCCCTCAACAACAAGAATTCTTGCTATACATACCTATTCAACTCTTGCAGGTGAAATTGTTCTTTCAGGATCAAAACAAATTACAAATAGATCAGCTAAAGGAACAGCTATCCGTTATCGTGTGGGAGCATTAGATTCTAATGATCAATATATAGGCGATATGGGAGTAGGTGTTATTGGTATTGTAAGTGTTGCAACTTCTGGAACAGGTACAATGGCTCCTACAATTACATTATATTTAGGCTAGTCATGCCTAACTATGCCTATCTAAAAACAGATTTAATCAATACAACAGAAAACGATTCAACTGAGTTTTCTACCCAAGTCTCTGCCTTTGTTAAGAAGACAGAGCTTCGTATGATTAAAGACCTAGATGATACCGGCTTGGATGAATATACAAATATATCTGTATCATCCGGTAATGCCGGAACTGTGTCTTTAGGCGACAGGGTTCGTATTGTTCGCAATGTAAATTATAAAGTAAGCACAGGAACAACCGTAACAAATCTATTACCCAGGACAGTAGAATATGTCAATGACTACTGGCCTGTTAGTGCGTCTACAGGTACGCCAAGGTACTATACCAGAAAAAATAATTCAAGTATAAAGATTGTGCCAACGCCGGTATCGGCATTAACTGTGGAAATTCAATCACAATCCCAACCACTATACCTGTCTTCTGCCACATCTACCAGCATGACAACTCAGAACTATTTTAGTGATTATTGTTATAATGCTCTTTTTGCAGGATGTATGATAGAAGCAACAATGTATATGAAAGATTGGACTACTCTTCCGGTATGGGCGAGTGAGTACCAGAATGCAATACTAAAATTAAACAACCAGGCTAGGAGAACCAGACAAGATGATATGGCAGTAGCTGCCTCTCCTGCTGGTGGTCCTGATACCATAACACAGGGAGCAAGTTAAATGGCAGGTATAGTAAGTCATCAACAAGATGTAAATGAAGCAATGGGAATTTTAAATTCTGGACAAAAAGAAAATCCTGACGATATAGAACATTCTAAAAAAGTTTTAAAGAGCGCATCTCCTAAACAAAAAGATAAAGCTAGAGAAGTACTAGGTTTAAAACCTAAAGTTAACCGTAAAGGTGGAGGTAAGATTACCTACAGAATGACAGGTGGTCAGGTAGTGGCCTCTAGTTATGATAAGTAAGGAGCAAGTTAATGTCAGGTAAAAGAAAAGCTATTGAAGCTGGTATGTCAGCTATAAAGAAAGAAGCATTAGCAAAAAAGAAACAACCGTGGAAGACTTCGAATCGGAAATTACAGGGTTGGCAACCGATTTTGGAAAAGCAACGAGGTAAGCCTTTTAAAAATCAGAAAGAATTGGAGAATTATATAGGATATGATCCTGATTGGGGGGGTATAAAAAAAAGAAAAGCAATGAAAAAGATGTTTGATGTGGATTTGCCAGATAGACCAAGGACTGGAGCTAAGAAGAAACGTAGTGGGGGTAAGATTACCTACAGAATGACAGGTGGTCAGGTNGTAGCCTCTAATTATGATTAAAAAATATAAACCTAGAAAGAAAAAAATAGTTCGCCGTGGTGCTGGTGGAAAGCTTCTTAGTGGAGCTATAGCTGGTACTGGTGGTTATAAGCTAGGTAAAGAAACTAGAGATGTTGATTTCTGGCCTGAAGATACAAATGTTCCTCTTGCAGCACAAGTGGTTACAGAAGTAGGTGCAGCAAGTGCTGGAGCAAAAGCTCTTCAAAAAGCAGCAAGAAATAAAAAGCTTCAAAAAAAGGTAAAAAATTTACTCAGAAAGATTGGATCTACTGCTGCTAAACGGATAGGAATGGGATTTATAGGAGGAGGCCCAGTAGGGACTGCTGCTGGTCTAGGATTTACTGTTGGAAGTATAGGACCAGAACTTGCCCAATTTGTTCCAGAAATAAGTGGTAGTGAAGAATGGAAAAAAGACGGTTATAGTAGTCCAGGAGAATATCGGAAAGCTATGGGTAAAGCTATACTCAGTATAGCAAAAAAGTCAAGAGAAAAAACACATAAAGAGGGTAATCAAAGATATAGAGAAAAAAATCCTCATTTGTTTGATTCTAAAGGAAANTNTAAAGGTATGTTGGCAGNAAGAAAAAGACAGAGATCAAGAAGTAAAAAAAAGAAGTATGGGGGANAAATAGGCAAACCAAAAGGGGTAGGAGCCGCCGAAAGAGGATTTGGGAAGGCTATGAAACGTGGTTAACAGAGCAAGCACAAGACAACAGATTATGAAGCCTGGAAGAAAAAAGAAAAAAAAATTAAATATTAAGAAGGCTATTAAAAAACCTGGAGCATTGCGTAAATCTCTTGGTATTAAAAAGGGAAAGACTATTCCTGCATCAGTTTTAAATCGAGCAGCAAAGGCTCCTGGTAAATTAGGTCAACGAGCTAGATTTGCTAAAACATTAAAGAAATTGCGAAAGAAAAAAAGGAGAAGTTAAAATGGGGTTAGGACCGCATACATTATTGGAACGTCCAGCAAAGTTGGATAAGATACTAGGAAAACCTACAGGACAGGGTTTTGGCGCTGCCAGAAAAGGTCCATCTATTGTAGGAAAGCCACAAGATGTTGTTGTAGATGAAGATTACCAGCAAGGTAAATCTTTTAAAGTGGAGGATTAATTA